AGAGTCAGAGACGCGGCGGGCAAAGTGAAGGTCAGATTCCAGGCATTGGTGGTTGGCTTTTTCAGCCTGCTCAAGCTTTATCGAGTCGAAAAACTTGTCAATCCTGGCTTCCAGACTGTTTTCCCTGGCTATGCTTCGGAATAGATCACCAACGCTTTTACTGTCCCAGGTCTTGGATCTTTTGTTGGCTATTTTTGAAGCGGACTCAAAGCCTTTCCCGGTTACTCTGACAACGTATGGCGGGCCTTCATCAAACACTTCATCCACAACGGTTTCACCCATATAGGTAAGGGCTTGGCCTATGTAGCCAAGATATATCTTCATCTTTCTTTCGGTGGGCGGGTGCTCCATATCCTCCATGCTGTCATCAAAAACGATTTCAACTCTATCGGAGTTTGAGTTTATTTCGTCAGTTATGGAAAGCTCCAAAAGCCTATCCTGAAGGTCATTGCTGATAGGCTTTCCATCTATCTCGATTTTATAAGACGGTGCTATCATCTAGTCCCACGCCTTAAAGCTTTGTGAAACCTGCTCGCTGAATGTGATATCAGGCAGCTCTATGGACTCGCCGCCTTTCAGGTATAAGCCTTTCTCAGCAAGCCCTTGGTTTGCATCAAGTACAGTGGAAAGAGCCTCAAGGTAGCGCTCACCGTAGAACCTGAAGCAGATTTCATCAAGGCTATCTCCTTCCCTTGTCGTATACTTCATCTTTTTGATTTCTCCGGCTTGACCTTATCAACGCCTTGCCACTCAATAAGTTGAAGTTTGAATTCAAGTTTTTTTGGAATCCCTTCGGCGGTAAACTCCCTGAGAGTTTCCTGTATTTTTTCAACCGTGAAACGCCCATAAGAATAGCCAGACGAGTCTATAAGAATGGCGTTCTCCCCCCGGCTTGCTATCTCCTTCAAGGGTTTCAATGGGTCAGGGTCAGGCGATCCGATGAAAACGGGATAGATAACCCCGTCAAGAGTTATTGACTCTCGATCCTTTCCGAAAAATTGTGCCTCAACCCTGGTAATAAGCTCCTGCGCAGCCCACCTATAGGATGTCGTCCTATCAAGGGTTTGAAAGGAATTCTTAAGAATATGAAACTCGAAACGGCCAAAGGCCATGAGTACCCTTTCAGTCACTGAGCCTTGACCTTTCCGCGAGGTCTGCTTTTTCAAGCGATTCACGCAGCTTTCTATCAATCTCGGCGGCTATGTCGTAGCTCTCCGAGCCGGAAAAGCCGCTGAGGTTTATTGTGACATTATAATTCCGGTTGGTCGGTGTCGTCGGCTCGGAGGCCTTGGCCTGAGCCGCCCGAAGGCTCGCTATGATTTCGGCTTCAATCGCGCTTGAAGACGTGGAGCCGGTTCTTATGGCTTCCGCTTCGTCGGCTTCCTTTTTGTCCTGGAGATATCTATAAATCGCATAGCCACCCGCGCCGAGGCCTGCAAGGAGAAACCCAACGCCGGTAAGGCCTCCGACCGCTGCGAGTGCTCCCGCCGCAGCAGTCCCTATCCCGGCTCCTGCAGCGGTTCCTACGCCGGCCCCTGCCGCCCCTATCCCGACGCGGGCCAAAAGCCCTTTGCTGCCAGCCAGGAGCTTTCCAAACATACCCCCGCCCGCAGCAGCCCCCGCCCCCGTGGCGACGACTTCGCCCGCCTGGACAGCCTTTTGAAGGGCTGCAAATTTTCGCATTTGCCTGAACTGATAGAGCATGAGAGCCGGCGCGGCAATGTCAGAGATGGCAGCGCCGGCACTGAGCCCCTGTGATACCGCGACTGAGCCGACGCCAAGCGTTGCCCCGAGGGCTTTGTTTTTTTGCGCGTATTCGGTAAGCAGCGTAATCCCATCGGTAAGGGCCGCGTTGGTTGACTTAAGGGTATCCTCGGCCTGTTTTGCGAGCACGGCTGAAAGCCCTTGCCAGGCCGCCTGGGTCTTTTCCACAGAGCCCCGGTAATCATCGGTCATGGCCTTGGCCTTGTCCGAGATAACATCACTCGTCCCGGCCTTCTCGATCTCGGTCAGATAGTGGTTAAGCTCATTGACAAGCAGTTCACGCCCATCCTTCATAACCTTGAAGCTGTTGTTTGTTGCAGCGTTGAGAAGGCGAGTAAAGCCGGCGGCGGCGTCATCGCCCACGATTGACTTCGCCAAAGCGGTGACTTCGCCGGTACCAAGTTTTTTTTCAATGACGCCGTTTGCAATTTCTCTGATAAGCGTGGGAAAATCACGGAGGTTTCCAGCGCTATCTCTTGTGAAAACGCCCATTTTTTGTAACTTTTCATTGGCTTTGTCAGTGGGGTCTGACAGCTTTTGGATCATGTTACGAAGCGCAGTTCCTGCGTCTGACTCCTTGATGCCAACAGCCCCGAGAAGGCCCACGCCAGCCGTTAGCTGCTGAAAGGATACCCGCGCTGTAGCGGCGACGTTCGCCACCTGCTTATAGGTCAGAGCAAGATCGCTCATGTTGAGCTGGGTTATGTCGGCAAGCTGGGCCAGGGTATTTCCTATAAAGCCCATGTTTGTCTTGAGGTCCATCTGGTAGGAATTGGCAATGCTGGAAACAAGACTGACAACCTGCTCGTTTGATATCTCGCCGACCTTCGCAATATCAGCTATCTGGCGGACGTTGTTACTGTCAATCTGCTCAACACTGAGGCCCTGCTTTCCAAGCTCTTCATAGGTTCCAAGGATATCCTTCGGATTAAAACCCTTTTCGCGTCCTATCGTGATCGCTTCGGCAAAGATCCGGTCAGAGAATGCGCGGGCCCTTTCGCGCTCGGCAGGGTCGGCGGAATACTTGTTAGCCGATCCCATGACCAGCTTGGCTTCTGCCTTGCTCAGGGCCCTTGTCGTATCAAAGCCAGGGTCCAGAAAGCCGCCGATTCTGTCAGAGGTTCTGGAAAGCGATTCAGAAAACTGGCCCATGTTTCCAGCCATGTTTATGCCGCGAAACATGCGTTCCTTCTCGAACCGCAGGTACTCACGCTGGGCGCGTTCGGCCTCTTTTTGAGCCTCGCGCTTTAGCCTTTTCTCTTCCTTGATGGCGTCCTTTCTTTCCCGCTCGGCTTTTCTTTCCGCGCGGCGGACCTCTTCTGCGGCATCCTGTTCAGCTTTTTTCTTGGCCTGTATTGCTGCAAGCTCGTCCGCCTTCCTTCGCCTCGCTTCAGCTTTCAGCCTGGCTTCTTCGGCCTTTTTATCAGCCATTCTTTCCTGGATAAGGTTTGTCTCACGCTCGGCGGCGCTTGCTGTATCAGCTTGCAGCCGCTTGGCTTCGCCCATATAGCGATTGATACTTTTTTGGGCTTCATCCCTTCGCGCCATGGCTGAGGGAAGACTTGAGGAATATTTGTTGATGGAAGCCCTGGCCCTGAGCCCTTCAGCCTCAGACTTTTCAAGATCTGTCTTGGCCTTCTCAGCCTTTTGCTTGGCTTTCAAAAGCGCGTCCATGTCCTCCTTGGACGTGGCACGCCCGGCGCGTTTGTCGGCTTCTATTCTTCTTTCTATGGTGGAAAGTTCAGCCCTGGCGTGAAGTTCAGACTTTTGAAGATTAAGCCAGCGGCGATAGATGGGTATGGCCTTGTCAAGATCATCTTTAACTTTGGACTCATAGCGCAGGCCCTTGAAGGTCTTTTGAAGGCCTTCTTCACCTTTTTTTAGAACCCTCTCAAGTCCGCTTGTATCAAGGTCCTTATAGGTTTTCTTAAGCTCGGAAAGCTTTTCGCGGAATCCTTTCAGGGAACTGCCGGCGCTCTTCAAAGGACCCGTGAGCTGGTCGTTTCCTTTGATGGTAAAGTTTAGCCTGTAGTCCTTGGCAGTCAACCGCCTAACCTTTCCCTAAGCCTTTTAAGGCACCTTATGTACCAGTCCTGAAGTTCAGAAACGGTCAGCCCTGAAAGCTCCGAATAGCTCCATTTCCACTGTTCAGCGAGGAAAGCCATCCTTTCCGCTATTCCGTCCCACTCCATGTATTCGTGGATAAAAAACTTGAAATCTTCGTGTATAAAGGCAGAAAGTCTGCCGCGTAGTCCACATGGTCAAAGAACTCGGGCGGCTCGCTGGAGCAGTTTTCGAGCATAAACCAGGCTATTTCCTGGTCATCGAAAGCCTTGATGGTGTCGCGCTCCTTGAACTTCTTCCAGTCTGAAATCTTTGGCCGACGAATCTTGATTTCAGAAACTGTCCGGTTTTGATAGCTGACAGGCATTCTAAGGGTATAGGTATACTCAAAGCTCATGGCTTTTCCTCCTTAAACAAGACCAAGAAGAATTCTGACAATCTGCCTTTGATCCTGGCCGCCAATGACCCGCTTGCCGTTGACGCCATCTATCTCGATAAGGTTTGACCCGTCCATATCGAGCGAATAATAGAAAAGGTCTGCAGAAACCTTGAGGCTCATCCCCGTATCGCCTGCCGACCAGGTGCCGAAGTCCAGGCGCTGAATGACCCCTTCCATCTTCGTAACGATGACCGAGTAGTTGTTAAAAAGCTTCTGAACGCCCCGCGCTTCAAACTGAATGGGCCCGCCCTGGACCCAGCCGAAAAGCGAGATAAGCTGAGGGTCATACTCGGCCATGGTGAACTCGGCTTTTAGCATCTCCATCCCGCCTACTTCCACGGGAATGGGGATGTCAGAGCCTGCGGCCCGGAACTCTTCATTTTTCATGGCTATCACAGGAAGCATAAGCTCCGTTAAAAGCCCTTCCTTTGGAATACCTGCAACAGCCAAACTAAATCCGGTCAGACGCCTTGGCATTACCATAGTTCAGTCCTTCTTATGTGAAAAGGTCAGAGATAAATCTATCTGTGAGACGGCTTCTGAATCTAATTTCGTTTGCTACATAAGTAGGAGTGAACTCAAAGTCAAAGGTGACAATTGCATTCTTTATGTCTTCCTTTGAATTAAGTTCAGGGTCAGCAAATGCCGTTCCACCAAGGATTGCACCTCTTGTCTGAAGAGAGCGCATATAGGAATTTACGCCACCGAGAACGGTTGAAATATAGTTGACAGTTATATTCTGATCCACGGCGTAAAGATGGTTTTTGATGATGGAATCATTCACCGAGTTGGCTATGCGGCGAACATTGATCCACTTGAAACGTATTTCAGAAGGGCCCGCCAGGGTTCTGTTGCCCCAAAGCCTAAAGCCGTCCGCTCTGACAACCGTTGCGATTTTATTGTTATTAAGAAAGTTTGCGTCCGAGTCCCGGTCAGAAATGGAAAAGCTGACCTGCTTTGTGAGGCGAACAATTCCGAGCATGACCCTGTTTGATGGGGAAACCCAAAAGCCCTTGGCGTCATCGGTTACAGCCACAAGTCCAGCCGCTGGAGCGGATAGGCCGATGTCACCAATTTTTGGTCCCATGTTCACAGGTGGCCACACACCATAACCATGTCCTGCATCAAAACCCGCTGCCGAGGCTGCGGCCTCTTCCTTCGTCTGGGCTTTAATGTCAATAATGGCAACCCCTCTAAGGGATCGGGCGGCAAGTATGAGCGCGTCAGCAACAAGTTTTTCGCCCGAAAAGTCAGGAGCAATAAGAATCTTTGGAGCAAAGGGAAGAAAGACCGGGTTTCCATCCTTGTCGGTTCCCACGGGCTCGGATTCAATATTTTGTAAAAGCTTGATACCCGTGTAACGGCCTTGAGCGGCGTCATAGCCGCCGAGAACGGAAAGATATCCGCCCGCGCTGCCGGCGTCGGCTTCCTTGAAGGTGAAAGCATCGCCGGAAACTTCCTGAGCCGAAACGCTGAAGATGGTCAGCTTTGCTTCCTCGGCCTTGGCCGTGATTCCTGCAGCGGATAAAAGTTCAGAAAGCCTTGAGTAAACAGTTTTTCGTGACTCTTCGACTTGGACATTTGCATAATTTTCCGATGGAACCTGATCCACCGAAAAATCAAAAGCTCCCTGAACAACAAGAGCGTTTTGCTCAAGCTTGACTCTAAGTTTTTTATCACCAAAGGCCAGGGCTTCAATGGCTGTTTTGAAGTTTCTCGGAAGGGCCCTTAGCGCGGGCTTATCCGGCGCTGCTATCGAAACCTCCTGGCTGTCGCTGCCTACGGTGAATTTAGCCTTGTAGGTCATGCCCGGATTGTCGTTATCAAGGGTTATGACATAGCTCGGGTAAAGGTCGGCTTCGGTCACAGCATAGTCAACGCCTCGCACGCGGAGCGTGGCGGCTCGATCCCCGGCGTTATTCAGCGAGGCTTCGACGGCCTTGGCCGTACCGGCTTCGACTTTGATGGCGATGACAAGGGGCTTGCCCTGCGCATAGATAGCTCCAAGGGCCCTTGGAAGGGTATCGGTTCCGCCGTTTGCCTCACCGAAAGCCTCAACGGCTTCCTTCTCGGACCTTATAAGATAAGGCTTATTGGCGATACCCTTGCTTGCGGTTCCGACGATTCCAATAATGCTGCTTCGAGTCTGCGTAATAGGAACCGCGCCGCTGTCAAGCTCTTCAAGGCTAATGCCGTGTAGAAAATTATCCGCCATCTCCCTTTTCTCCTGTCCAAAAAGTGAAAATCTAAACCTCAAATACGTTCATTAAATTGGCATTCGTAAAGCTGATACCTGTCTGAAAGGAAAGATTAGAGACAATGGTTTTTGTCTCAGATTCACAGTCAACAATGGTCACGGGTCCACCCGAAGAGCCAAGCGTGTGAATGCCTCCGCGAATCCATACGTTTGGTGATGTCACCCTGAAAACAATCTCATCCTTTGAATAAAAGAAAACCTTCTTTTCGCTGAACTCGATAAGGCACGGGAAGTCTATGACGTGCCCGCCTTCTGGTGGTGCCACCGTTAAATCACGGATATAGATATGGACGCGCCGGCTTTTATCGGTGAGCTTTTCAGCGATTGTTTTTTGAAAGTCATTGTCCACGACGATTGATGGCCCAATGGTTTGGACAAAGCTGTTTGTTTCGTTTAGAGATTGCCTTAACGCGCTTTCCACGTTCGTTTTAAAATCCGAGAACGTCCGTATTAGATCTACTATTCTATCCTCAAGGCTCATGGGTTCCCCCCTGGAGTCTTAAGGGCTGTCAGCTCGGTTTCAAGCTGGGAAACCCTTGCGGAAAGTTCAGCTATGAGGCCCGTGAAAAGGGCCGTTTCATCAGCAATTGTGAGCCTGAGTCTATCGCCTGTTGTGACCACGGCGGCGGCCTTGGCTTCGGCTGAAAGGAAAAGGTCAACGTTCAAAAGCAGCTCTTCCCCGCGCACCTTGCGGCTTATAAGTCCGCTCGTGCGTGAATCAATCGAAAAGAGAACTTCAGGCTCGCCCGGTAAAAAGACGAAAACCCCGACCTCAGTAATATCAAAGTCTCCCTGGATGTCAGAGGTCAGGGACGCGGTTATGTTGAAGCCAGTAAGAAGGCTTTGCCCTTCTGTTCGTGAAAAGGGCTTTACGTCGGCAACTTCTGTTGTGAGAACTTCCCGCGTAAGCTTTGTCTCGCGGCCCGTGGGCTGATAGCGCCCATCGCCGAAAGCCACCCGCTTTACGATGAACTTTTGCCCGCTCGTGAGCGCCTTTGTCAGAAGCTCGCGCCCCTTGTCTGTGATAACGGTGAACCTCTCGCCCATCTGAAGCCTCAAAATCTTTGTGAATCGGTAGTAGAGGGAAAGCGCAAGGGCTCCCTCCTGGTCCTGGGCTCTTAGCTCATAGGCAAAGCCGGAACGTGCGGGCTTGAGAGCCCTGATAAGCCGGTCTATCTCGATTTTATCACTTGTCGATATGGCGGAACTAATGCGGACAAGGAAGAAAAAAGGCAGCTCAGGGCTCTCGATAATCTCGGCCCTGAATAGATCCCCCTCGGGCCCTCTTCCCGAGCTTCCAAGCGCGGCTACGGCATCCTCAATCGAAGCGACCGTTCCGGCAATCGAGCGGCAGTAGAGCCATTTGTTTAGAAAGTTTATCTTCTGCTCTATGCTCCACTCATCGCGCCAGACGGGAACATTAAGCCCCCAGGCAAAATAGGGAAGAAGCTCTTCAAAACCTGAACCTGCATAGGCTTTAAGGTTCCAAAGCTTTGAAAAATCAAGCCCACCGCCCTTATAGACTTCGCCTGAAGCCTTCTCAGCGAGAAGCGTTGACGCCTCGGCCCGCTCCTTGATTCTTTGAAAAAGCTCTTCAAAGATTCGCATGAGAGGGCTTGAGTATGGGCCCTGGATGGATGGCCTAAGCACCTAGCTTTTCCTCCATCTGGGTGATTTCTATATCAAGCGTTTCGACTTCAACCCCATCGACGTTGCGCTTAACCCGATCAAAAAGCGGGTATTCATCAGGGCCGGCGAGGATATCCTGAGCCGGGGAAGTGAGCTTGATATCAAGAGCGTTGAACCTTACCGGGCCTTCCTTCCTGTCGCGCGTTCCCGCGTAGATGGCTCCGGTTATGGCTGACTTTGAAAGCGTAAAGCCTATCCGCTCGCTCGATTCAGCAAAGGATAAAACCGACTCACGAGCGGACTTTAAAACGATGGAGGGGTCAACCCCTGGAGGAATCTTGACTTCAGCCTTGATCCGAAGCCGGGGAATATTGCCCTCTTCAGAAAGGTCCTTGTCATCCTTTTTCGCCTGGGCCGCTTTCACCGTGAGAATATCGTTAATGGGCCGAATGGTGCGCGAGGAAAGATGAGAGGAAATGGCCGCTGTTTTTCGCGTAATTTCTTCAGCCGGCAGCTTGCTTTGATCCTTGAAAAGGATTGTGACATTCACGCGGCCCGTTCTTCCCTCCTGCTTATCGCCATCAGGGGAATAGGTTTTTATATCCAGGATCTCTTCTTTCTGAATCCCTGGAGCCCGCTTTGCGTGGTACTCGTAGCTGGCCTCTGGTCCTGCAGTTGAGATTCCATCGAAGGCCTTTCTGATATCCTGGCGAATCACTTCGTCAGGGACGCTCGGCCTGGGCGCGCCTGTCTCGGGGTCTGTCTCGAAGCTGACGTTTTGACCAAAGCGGCTTGCAATCTGATAAAGCGGGTTTCCTTCCGTGAAAGCTATGAAAGAGTTTTTCCCGCTGTCGTTAATCTGCTGAATGAATAAAAGCCAGAGCTTGGCGGCCATCTTTAAAATAAAATTCGCGGGATCGGTCGGGTATAGCTCATAATCCTTTCCCAAAGCCTCCTTGGCGATTTCAAAGAATAGCTCTTTGACCTCGCTTTCGAGCGCAGCCAGCTCGCGCGGCGTGGCGATCTCGGGGCTTTTTTGTATGGATATGTCTATTTCACTCAAACCGTTATCCTAAGCCTTTCTCCGGTCTGGGTTTCAGCTTCCAGCTCAATTGCAAAACTTGAGTTTTCCTCGTTCCGCTTTACTGTCAGAGAAACCACCCTTACGCGCGGCTCCCAGCGTTCTATGGAGTCGATAAGATCCGCCTTGAACGAAAGGAGCGAAGCCCCTGGCTGGTCAAGGTATTCCATGATTCCTGAGCCAAACTCACGAAAGAGCGGAACCGTGCCGCGTGGGGTTAAAATAATCATCTCTATCGACTGCCTAAGCTCATCGAGGCCTGATAGAAGCTTTCCCGTATCCCTTGCCATGGCTGTCATTTGGGGCCCCCGGTGTCGCTGCCGTCGTTACCGTTTGTGTGGGCGTGAGAAAGAAGGCTGATAGATCCAGCCTTGACATCAGAGCCCTTTATCTCGCCCGAAGCTTCGATGGAGCTTGCGCTTACCGCGCCTTCGACCGTCATTGATGGAGCAGAAAGGCCCCCGGAAGCTGCCACGGTGGAGGAAAAAGAAGCGGCCCCGGATACGTTAAGCTTTCCCGTAACCGTTGTCTCGCCTGTGATGTTGGTCTTTCCCGTGATATCGACGCTCTCGGATGCCGTAACTTCAGCCTTTTCCGCCTCGACCTTTACCGATTTGGCCTTTATCGTGACGCCGCCGCCCGCCGTATCGACTTCAATGGTTCCAGGCTTTTTAAAACTCACCTTCAGGGATTGCGAAGCCGTGTCATAGGAAAGCTTCGTCCCGTCCGAAAACTCGTCTTCAAAGACCGTCTTTTTTCGGCCTGAAAGGCTTGAGGTTCGCGGGATTGATCCAACTATGACGGCCTGCGCGGGATCACCATAGGGAACGAGCAAAAGAACCTGCTCCCCAAGGCGAAGGGGTCTATGGGATACGTCCTCAAAGCCGTTCAGGAGCATGCGGGGAATGGGAACCGTCTTAAAGCCTGGCTCAATCTCCACGCGGTAGTAAAAGCGCGACTCGTCCACCTCGCGCACAATCCCGGTTTGGATCATGCTCGATATGCGGCGCTGCGCCTCGGCTTCGTCAAAAACCCTGGCCCCTTTCATTTGCCCTTCCTTCCGGGTGTTGTGAACTGGTCCCAGATATCAAACTGTTCTTTCTTGGGAGCGGGCGGCGGCGGCGCGGGAAACTCGGGGGCCTTCTCGCCGTTCTCGGGGTAGGCCTCCCACTTCAAAAAGATTTCCTCGCCGACGTTCACCCGTACAAGAAAATCAGAGCGCCAGCTTTCAAAGCTCTGCGCTTCAAGGTCTACGTTGTCATCCTCTGAGCCAAGCCACTGCACATGAATCGACTCGCCGGTATCATATCCGTCAAACATGGAGTCATGAAAGATGGCCCCAATCTTCCATGAATAGTCGCGGGCCGCATACCTTGCCCGAAGGGAATTGGCCGAGGACAAAAGCGGAACCATGACGCGAATTTCCCAGGCCTGCGCCAGCTCGATTTTGCCGTCAGCCCTGGCCGCTGGATCAAAGGAGCGGGCTTCGATCACAATATAGGGTTTTTTCTCAGGGTCCTTTTCATCGGGCGTCTCCCCCAATATCTCGATATCTTCAACGCGGCTCGAAAGAACCCGCTTGAATTCGTTAAAGACATGCTCTGTAAGGAATTCAGGCTTCATTTTTTAAATGCCTTTGCCTTGAAAATAAGCTCCTGCTCCAGGTAGCGGATAAATCGGCTATAGACTTCCTCTTCAGAAACAGAGAAAACGGCGCTGGCCTTGTCGATGATCTTTATTCGCCTTTCAAAGAGAGGAAGACGCTGGGGCCCAACCCTTTCAAAGATCATTTCCCGAATCTTTCCTCGCTTTCGTTTTCTAGGCGTCCTCACAAAAGCGCTCTTATAATGAACATTGAGAACTTTTACGCCGCCCTTTTTCTTTAGCATTCTATAGTTGAGGATGGAGGCTGGAACGCCTGCAGCAAGAAAGCTCAGGCGTCCTCTCATGAAATTCCTGTTCGCCCCGAACTTTCTGAAACGTCCTTTGATGATCCGGTTTTTGACTCCGGTTTGCGCTGTTATCTTTTGGGATAGAGTCTTTCTAATGGTGATGAGGGTTCGGTTTATAGCCCTTATTATGGCTGATTTTACAGCCCATTCATCGAGCTGGAAGATATCGACAACCTCTGAAAGAGTGTCCAAGGCCTCTTCAAAATTTAAGCTTACCGATGCCTTTGTCATCGCTCGACTCTCCCAAAATTTCTTCCCTTAGCTCCAGCAGAATCGTACCGTCATGCTGGTCAATTATTGATGCCACCTCGGTTTTAAGATCACCCATAAAGAACTGGGCCTTGCTCCTGACCTCCAAAGCATCTTCCTTCAACACTTCAAAGAAGGAGCTTCGGCCCGACATCTTGTATTGTTTTGAAAGCGTGACATCACTGATCTTTTGACTGTAAAATCCTTGAAGCTCAAGCTCTCGGCCATCAGATAGAACCACCCTGGCCCTGTCGGTGAGAGGGCCGCGAAACATTTCCATAAGATGGCGCTTAAGCTCTTCTTTCATTACTCTTCATCGTTTCCGTCAGTAACTTTTTTGGAGCGTCTGATTCTTCTTTCTCTCGTTCCGCCGCCCTCAGTGCCGCCCTCAGCCGTGCTGCCGACCGTCTTAAGGAAGCTTGGACGCTTCGTTGTGTCGATGGTCTTGATTGCGGAAAAGCTTTCGCCGTGACGCAAAATAAGGTCCATTTGCTGCTCGATATCAATACGGACAAGGCCCGCGGACTGGTTAAGGTACGGATTTTCCTGGAGAAATAGGGCTCCCCACTGGCCTATAATGAGGTCGCGGAAATTACCAAAGACCATCGCGGAAAGGTTTTTTCCCGTGCCGAGATTCGACGGCACATGGTTGGAAGCCAGGGCTCTATAGCCGTTGACAATGCCTTCCCCACCACCCGAAGAGGTCCATATCATCTTCGAGGTCAAAGGAGCTTCTGGAACGGCCTTGAGGTAGCCGCGAACCCGCGCGTTTGTGATGTAAACCATCGCATCCACGTCCGCATTGTTCTCGGCAACAGCAGTTTCCATGTCAATGATATCTTCAAACTGAAGCGCATCAGCTCCAAGATCCACCGCCACGTCAACGTCGGGATGGTTCAAAATCCCGCGCGGCTCAAGGTTCTGGCCGCTTCCATAGATCGCCGCTGCGTCCACGGCGGCGGCCACTGCAGCCTGGAGGTCTTCACGAATGAAGGCTTCCATGTCGATGGACGACTGCAAAAGATTCAGCCTTGAAATGTCGATGAAGTCCGCGATACGCTTGGGAGCCATGGGCACCTGGCCAAAGGTCTGCTGGCTTCCTGTCGGTGCCACGCCCTCAGCAACCCACTGCGCCTTGGCTTTTCCGGTTTGCTTTGGGATGACCACATTTCCAACAAGGCCGCGCATGAAGCGGGCCCCGGCCCGCCCGATGACAAGGCGTTCCCAGAATGCTCTGATAAATTCAGAGCCCATGGTATCGGTTCCAACAAGGTTGGCCCCACCCGTCTGGGCCGCGTTTCCAGGCTTCGGCGTTGAAAGGATGGGATCGGCACGGTAGAAAAAAACTTCCGGGGGAATGGCTATGCCATGGCCCTGGCGGTTTCCGCCGTATTTCTTTATGGTTGCTTCTGAGACTTCCTGCTCATAGCCGCCGCCGCGATAGTTTTTAACCACCATGGAAGCGAGCGCCCGAACGATTGAAAACTGGCGAACGTCTTTTTCTTCAAAGCCCATTTCCCCTTCAACCTTATAAGTCATAGGGCTTTGAACGTGCTTTGAAGCAATCTTTTGCTTGATGGCGCTTCTGAATTCAGAAAGGCTGCGGCCTTCCTTGATAAACTTTATGGCAAGGTCTTTCTGATTGTAAGCCTCTCCGAAAGCTATGATATCAGCAGCCTCTGAGGACTCCCCTGATTCATCGTCATCCTCAAGGCTAATCGAGCGGGAAGCCTTCATGGTTTTTTCCTTGGAAGGCTTTTCTTTTGCAGCCTTCTCTGCCCCTGCCTTTACTTCCGTTCCTTCCAATTCATCATCCATCTTAAGCTTCTCCTTATAATGGTTTTCAAAGCTTTCCTTAAGCTTTAGGTCAGACTCACTGAGGCCTCTGCCAATCCCTACGCGAAAATCGGCAGGTATGGACACAATCGAAACTTCCCGTATATCAAACTGGTCAACCCTATACATTTCAACGCCGTCTTCCGTGAAACCCTCGAACACAAAGCCTTCCACGGGAAAGACATAATTGAAACTGACGTTTCTTCTAATGCCGTCGATGACATCCTGAAAGATCTCTTCCCCTTGGGCCGAGCGGGAAAAGCGGACCTTTGCATAGAGTTTTCCGCCGTCGCTCCAGGCCCTTTCCACAACCCCAATTTGCTTGTCTGGATCATGGTTCAAAAGGAGCGAACCAGCGGCATTGATGCGCTCAAAATCTATCTTTCCGCTGCGGATATTAAGCCGCTCGTATCCGAACCAGCGAAGGACCGGAACTTCGGAGGCAAAAGAAAAAACCGCCGTCCTCTTCTCCTGGTCGATCTCCGGGGCTGTGTCCTCGGCCTGAAACGTCTGGCCCGATGGCAAAAGCCTCTCAAAGATGAGATGCTGTCTTAGCCTTTGCCGCTGCTCGGCGTGGCGTTTTAGAAGTTCCGGCTCCACCCTCGGCCCCCTCCTTTTCTCCAAAGAATTTTTTGCGTAAACGCTCCGCCATGAGACGGCGGCGGTAAACATCCTCAAGGTCATCGCCGCGCTCAGAGGCTATATCGTCCTCCGCTATAAGCCCGACATCAAGAAGGTCAAGGAGCGCCTGGGTTTCCTTTCTTGGGTCAACCCATTTCCATCCCCTAAATTTCCAGCTTGGTTCCATGTACCTGGCCATGCGCTCGGGCCTGACCCCTTCAAGGGCTCCGGTGAGAACTCCCATTTTCAAAAAGCGCTCCCAGACGGGCTGAAGAAAGCGCCTGACTATCAGCCGCTGAAGGATCGCATAGGCGTCCCGGTCCGTGAGGTATGCGGCCCGGAGGCTCGTATAGTTCACCCCTTCGTAATCAAGAGCCGCGTCATTATAGTTTATCCCGTATCCGAAACCGGCGCACGCTTTGCGAAGCATGGACTTTCGGAACTCGGGAAAGGACTCTGAGGGAAAGTCCCAGTTCAGCTCTTTTAAGGTGTAGCCATCGGGCAGCTTATCAATCATCCCTGGCTCAACCTCGTAAATCATATCATCAGGCTCCGACTCGCCCGCAAACTCTATGGTCCCGTCCGCTCCATGCCCAGGAAGCCTTTCAAGAAAAGCCGCCTTCGATGCTCCGAGCCGTGCGGCTGTGATCTCCGCTTCCTCATGGCCGGCGATGCCGCGCATTGTATTGATGGATGCGGCCATTTCCGAATATCCGCGAAGCGCTGAAACCCGCTTTGGATCATAGACATGGGAGACAAATTCAGCCGGAATCCGCGAAACCTTCCGGCCATAGATGAAGCGGGATGACGATTCATCAGTAAAGTAATAGGCCTCCGGCCCGCCAAACTCATTGACTTCAATCCCCATCACAATGCGGCGTCCGCCCCCTAGGTCAATATTAAGGTCATCATCAAGCGCGTCAGCCTCCAGGAGCTGAAAGGCATACCCAAAGGGGTTGTTATATCCTTCCCTATGCACAACAAAAATTTCCCCGTCCCTCTGAAGCGATCGAAGGACAAGGCCTTGGCATTCATAAAGGGAGAATCTTTTTGATACTTCGCAGACTTCCGAGCGCGAAAACTTCTTCCATGCGCTTTCCAGGATATCGTTGACGCTCTCTTCAAGCTCTCCGCTTTTCTTTGTAAAGACCATCTTTGGCGTGATCCCGTTGACCCCGAGCACGTTAATGTGTGTGAGGGATAAAAAGCGCTTTGAAAAGGGATTGTTCTGCTCCTGATCCCGCGCCAGCTCCCGAAGCTTTGTCACAGAGCCGCGCAGCTCATCGTTTGCCGTCTTGTGATGACGCAAAGGATAAATCCTCTGGCGCGTCAGCGCCTCGAATTCACGCTCCCCGCTGCGGCCTGTAATTAGCCATAGGGCCCTATTTATAAAGCTTCTGAAGTATCCCATTGATCACCTGAAATAAAAGATCATACGCTTTTTCTTTCCCGTCTTCTTTTGCTGAAGGTTGGAAAGATCCCTTAAAACCCTGTCTCTTTCAGCCTCCAGGGCTTTCCTTGCTGAGACAAGCTCTGAAAAATTATGCTTTTCAATCTCCCTGTCACCCTCGCCTTTACTGTTTCTGTAGCGCTGGACATCGCTTTCTGAGAGCCTTTCAATGGCCGCGTCTATTGACTCAATCCTTTTATTGACCGTCTCAAGCCTGGCCCTTACCTTCTCTATCGCTTCGTCTAGTGTCAGCTCCTGGCTCACATAAAACCCCTGGTTTGAAAGGCCCTTTTATAACTCACCACCCGCGCACCCATGAGCTTCCCCCCGCGCCCTTTGGCCTTTTGGGCTTTCCGCTTGGGCTTGATATTTTGTTGCGGCCTTCAAGCCAGAAAAGGGCCGCTTCCATCTCGGGCATGCCCGACTCCACCATGGCTTCAAACTCAAGGGCCCGCTTCTTGTAAAGCTCGCGCTTTTGCGCATAAAGGGGCCGTATCAGGATCTTTGCGCCCATGGCGAGCTTTCGGCAGTCCAGGGGCTCGTTACGGACATGGCTTGGCTTATGCCATTCGCGGACATCAAAGCCGCGCTTTGACTTGATGCGGATTCTCTCGGCCACAAGCTCCTGGAAAAACTTTTTCCCGTAGGGGTTCAGCTCGTTCGACTCAATAAACGGGAAATGGCACGAGCGCGGCCCATCCTCGCGCCTTAGATCCGAGTAAATCTGAAGCTTCGCTTCCGAGTCGCAGAGGGGATAAAGCGGGACCTTCCGGGCACCCTTCCCCTTTTGAATCCGGTAGGGATCACCAACGATAGGCCGGCCCCAGCCCTTCTCACCTTTGAAAGCAAAAAAGCGCCTGGCTTCGTGGGTTTTGACGAAGGCCTCGGCAATTTTTTGAAGATAGCCCTGGTCGATCCCAACGGCGTCGATACCAATATAAAATCCAAACTCATGGCGAATGGGCTTTTTAAGATAATCCTCAAGCTCTTTCCAAACCCGCGTTTGCTGTGGGTCGCCGTGAAAAACCCTATAGTCTATCGAATAGGAAACGTCATCTTCGCCCCAGCCGACAACCTCAACACATAAGTTGTTGCTGTTCACGTCAACGCCGGCAGTCACAAATAGAACCGGCTCGGGGGCCTCGGCCCTGTAGATCTCGCGCCGCTGCCAAAGGCTTGAGTCATCTACGCCCTCGGTCTGGGCAAGGTAGGCTCGCGCAAGGCGCGTGTTGACGAAGGTTTTCATCTTCTCTTCGTTGCCGCGCTGAAGCTCGTTTCTTGCCTCTATGTATTGCTTGACAAGTTTCGACCAGGAAACCCATGGGCTGTAAAGCGTTGAAAGATGGTATCCCATGACCTCTTCAGAAACTTCCGGGTTTACGCAGCTCCATCGGCCACGCCGAAGCATCTTCATCTTATGGGATTCGTCTATCAAACCCTCGCAGAGCTGGCAGCGATAGCGGGCCGTATCGGGCTTATCGTCAGCCTCCCAGACAATGCCGTTTTCCCAGATAAGCTCTATCTCGCCATCGCAGTGAGGACATGGGACAAGGTAAACATGCTGGCGTGAGCCGGCATAGAGCCTTGTTATGTGACAGGTCCCTTCCTCGGTAGGCGTTGACGTATACATGGTCTTGGCGTCAAAAAAGTTTGATTGCCGCGCCTCGGCAAGGTCAAAGACATCACCTTCGTTTCCTGCCGTGGCCGCGCAGCGGCTCACTTCGTCCACAAAAATATCCCTGACCGGCGTTGAGCAAAGATCCTGAACGCTTGTCCCTGCAATCTTTAGAGAGCCGCCGACATAGGTTTTTTGATCTTTCGTATCTATAAAGCGTCCGCGCTTTTTCTCTGGAAAGACATCCTTCAAAACCGGGCAGTCCCGAAGCATGGGCTTGAGCCTTTTGGCTGAAAACTCGTTCTTTGCCGTGTCCTTCTTGGGGTAGACAACCATGGTTGACCCTGGCCGGCGAACGAAAATCCAAAGAAGAAGGCAAAGCATGATTTCAGTTTTGGCGAGCTGAACACCCCATTTAAGGATGATCTTTCGCACCTGACGGCGCGTGTAAATATTGAGGACTTCCCGCGTATAGGGCGCGGCGTCAGTCCTCCATGGGCCAGGGCTTTCGGCTGTCTCAGGGCTTAGGTAACGGTACTTGTCGCAAAAGTCAGCAACGCTCATGGCTTCCTTCGGCCTTAGCATCTTAAGATGCTTCGCCGTGATAAGCTTTAGTGAGATATTGCCGAGGTTTTTCAACTCTTTTCCGCCTCTTTCTTATTCTTCCGCTTTTTGCGCTTGGGTGGCTCGGGAAGCGTCAGCTCATCATCTGACTCCTGATACTGGGCGGGCCCCTCTTCGCCGGCTTCCACCTGGGCCTCTTCAAGGCCGCCCTCTTCCGGGGATTCCTCAGCCTCCCTTAGCTCCTGCTCGGCTTCGGCCTCAAGCTCAAGGCCGAGGTTGGAAAGCGATTCAAAAATATTATTGATATCGCGCTCCACGATTTCGTAAATCTCGCCTGGATCACTGACGCCCGATAGCTCCCTTGCCATGCGGGAAGGCATGGCTGAAAACCCATATTTAAGATGGGAGATGAGCCTTAGCCACTCGGCCTCGATTTCTTCGCGTGGTATCAGCTCGCGCCTGGTCTTTTTGTTTTCAAGCTCGAATTTTTCAGCCCTGGCGTTATTGAAGCGCTCGAAGGCTCCTGATTTTTTCCTTGCCATCATGCGCCTTTCAGGGCTTTCACCCGGTATCTCGCCGTCTCTGCAAGAGATTCGAGCAGTTCAATTCCTTTGTGAACCTTTTTAACTTCGGCTTCCTTCTCCCGAAGCGTATAGCGGGCCGCGCGAAAGCGCTCATCCTCAAAAGCCTTGGCCTCACGCTCCTTGCCGGTCCCGCCCATGAACTTTTCCGTGATCTCTGATAAAAGCATGCGCTCTGATATTTCAAGCTGTGCAATTTCTTTTTCAAGCTCACACTTTTTATGCGAAAGCTCAGAGGAAAGGGTTATAAGGTCAATCTGAGCCCTGTATGCCTTATCAGGCCTTGGGTCCAGCAGGGCCTCGGCTGCCTCCTTGATTCTATCGTGTAGCGGCTTGTCCGCTTCCCTTTCTTTCATCACGAAGCCCTTTCGCCGAGTTTTTCAAAGAATGTTTCAGGTGGAAGCTTTTGGCTAATGGCTATGTACTTCGCCGTCTGATTGATTGAGGCGTGATCGAGCCGCCGCTGAATCTCGCGCATGCTCATCCCCTCGTTATGCCATTCGATGGCGGCAAAGACCCGAAAGCTATGGGCTGATATGTCGGTCGGAAGCTGAAGCTTTCGTGAAAGATACTTGATGAGCCGCGTTACGCTCCTTTGGGAAAGGCTTCTATGGGGCCGCGTGTAGCTTTCCGGCAGTAGATAGGAGCTTTCAGGGTTTCCCTTGTGGTACTCGGCTTCATACTTTTCAATGAGCCTGTGCGTTGATCCATCCAGCGGGATTTCGTAAGGCTCATCCTTGACCTTGCTCGTAAGCTTTATATGGTGGTAGTTTCCGCGCCGCTCGATATCTGAAAGCCTCACGTTAAGTATGGCTCCGATCCTTGCCCCGGTCGTGGCCAGAAGATGCAGAAGTAGATGCTCCTTGGCCCGCCGCGCTTTTTCATAAGTCGCTTCCTCGGCCTCGGCCCGCTCCCTGGCCTTGTCTATCATGGCTTTCACGGCCTCAAGGCTCACGGGTTTTGTCTTGAGCTTGTTTTGATCGAGCCGTAGGCGCGGCGTATCCTCAAAGGGGTTTTCATCAATCCCCTTTTTTCGCTGCATGGTCTTATAGAGCCCGCGCATGGTGGAGATTTTTCGCGCAATCGTTGAAGCTGAAAGCCCCCGCGCCTTAAGATCGTTAAAGTAGGCTATGGCCTCATCCTCGCTGACGGTGAAAAGCGAAGTGAAGGGCCCGCGCTGGCGCATATACTCGGTGAAGGTCTTGAGGTCTTTGAGATAGCTTTCTATCGTGCTTTTTCCGCTGTAGCGCTGAAGATAGACCTGAACGAACCTCGCCGAATCCTGCTCAAGATGAAGGCCCTTTGTCTTCTCTTCAAGCGTTAAAACAGCCTCTATCTCTTCCCCTGAGCGTGTCCTTCGCTCAAGACGGGGGAGGCCCTTTGTGATTTCATAGTAGCTCGCGCGGCTGATCTTAAAGCGGCCTATCGTGATATCGCGCGGCTCTCCCTGCTTTTTCGCCTGGCGGACTTCATCGCGCGTTTTAAGGGAGATTTTGGGACCAAAATAGCCCTTCTCTTTTTCCTTCTCCCTTCCCATGGCCATGGCTTTGAGAATGAAAAGGCCTTCATCAGCTCTCGGGTCATGGATAAAAAAGGGATCGAGCGTAAGGAGCGTCACGGCCTCGGCCTCGCGGTCCTTAAGGGCCCGCATGACAAGCTCGGGCTCCCGAATTTCCGCCGCCGACCAGACTATGATTTTCCCCTGGCGCTCGATGCGGAGAATAAGATGCGCAAGGTCTTTTTCCTGGTTTTCATAGTAGGGGGATAAGGAGAGGTTCGCGGGATCGAGGTTTTTGGGAATCCTGCCGCCATGCTTTTTGAGAAGTATCGCCGCATATTTCTCCCTGGCCGTTTCGATCGAAACGCCGGAAGGCAGGTAAAACCAAAGCTCCTGGGCTCTTGATGACATGAAAGGGCCTCGGGGTTTTGTAGGCAATTTCTGCCTAGCTCTTATGCTGCAAGGGATTGGTGACAGTTAAATTATACCGCGTGGACGCTCTGCGGAGAAGAAGCCCGCCTTTTTCCTTTGGCTGCAAGGGTTTGCCGGCTTTCAGTTATCGGCTCTCACCCCTCTCCGTCGCCGGCAAAGCCCGGTTATGGTGAGTTGCTTGACTCCCGGCACCGGGAAACTTAGGTTAAATTCGTACACGCGAATTTAAAGAAAAATTTCCAAAATATATCCACCTGAAATAAAAGATGCTTTCCAGGTTAAACTCGTACCTGCGATTTTAGAATCTCATTTCGGTACATTTGGACGCATTTTGGTACCAAAATGGGTCAAAAATGGCGTTTTTTGGCAGGTAACTTTTCCATACGTGGAAAATGTTGTCGGCTCACTTCCCCGCACCTGTTGCGGTGCTGGACTTTACCCTGTCGGCTGACTGGCCAATGCGGTCTGGTCAGCGTTAATATTCGGCACCGTCCACGCCCCGGCTTGGAATCTGTCCGATAACTGCGGATTTTGCCATAAGCCATTGATATGAATAGGAAAGATTGAATCCCAATGATATCAGGGTCTTCGACTCTGAGGGGTCTGAAAGCTCGTCCAGACGGGCCTTACAATTGACCTATAAACGCCTTTCCCGGCAGATCCTCCCCTAACCCCGCCTCACTCCACGCAGTCCCACAGACGCAGACCTAACCCACCAGAAACATTAGGCTTTCAAAGGGTAAACGCGCCGCACTTACCTTGCGCCATTGGGTCCTAACGTCAGAAAGACGGCGCGGGTCAGGAGACCCGCGCCGGTTTCAGACATTTTTCCCAAGTTTTTCAATAGGATGCGCATTGATTTGGCGGGGTAGATAGGTCTAAAATGGCGGATTTTACCCTAAAAAAAGGTAAGGTGCTATTATAATTGGAAAAATTTGCCCAATTCGAGCCAAATAAGCACTTTTTTCGTGACAAGATAGCCGACGGTCAAAAAGATGCCGTTAAAAGTCCACTTCAAGGCGTTTGAGATACTGAGCCAGGATAGATCAATTTGCATAAAGCCCTCCAGGTCGGGATGATCCCAGCCATAATGTTATGCAATCCCTGTTCCCGTGTAAAATGGACTTACCGGAGGACTCCTATGAACAAGCTCTTGATTGCCGGCCTCTTCGCCTGGCCGGTTGCCGCCATTGTCGGCTACGATGCAATGAACCGTGGTCCCATTACGACCTTCGCCGCCGAGACGCTGCGCATCCTTCAATGCTCAGATAAGCTTCCCAACGGTATGCCGTGCCCGAGCCCTAAAACCGCCCAATCAATCCCAGCGGTGAAGCCGCCAGCAGGAACTGAAAACCTTACCGTCTGGGCTGACACCGATTCAAATAAACCAGGCCTCATCCTTGAACGAGGCTCCGGGCTCGCAGCGGCTCCTGGTGGACTCTGGGCTGACCAGGTGTATTCGGGCCTTAAGGATGGGCAGAAGCGTCTTGTAATTGATAATGGACAATGGCTTGGCGATAACTCTGGCCTCAAGGGAGATAAAGGGGATAGCTGCGAGGTTATCCCAGGAGGCAATGACCCAAGAATTGTCTGCGGAACTACGTTCATCCCTCTTTCAGAACTCAAGGGAGGGAAGGGGGATAAAGGTGATCCAGGACCAGGCTGCACTATATCTTCCACTGGTGATGTTAAATGCGGGACGGCTCCCGCCGTCAACGTCCGAGGTCCAAGGGGAACCTTCGCCGGTTGCCGCATAGAGACGCAGGACACGAATACGACCAGCGCAGTTCTTACTGTTACCGCCAGGTGTCAGGCAGGGGAAATTCTCACGGGCGGTGGCTGTTCCACGGGGTCTGACTCAACCACCGTTAACGCATCCGTGCCGTCTGATAATTCCTATACTTGCGCTTTCGTTGCAAGGCCTAACACATTGATACGCGCTGAAGCTATCTGCTGCCGCACAAACTAGCTTCCCTTATGCTGGTAACTGCTCAAAGCCTGAAGTTTGCTGACTAGCCAAGTTATTGTTTGACTTGGCTTTGGCAGCTCTTTTCTTCAACACCTCAGACCTTATTTCCTCCAAAAGCTCTTCGAGGGTATTAAAGCCAGGGCTTTTGCTGGCGGCTCGGTTTGGCGAGAACTCCCAAAGGCCGTAGCCACCACCCCAGCTCGCGGCTGGGTCCAGTGTTAGAAAGCTCCCAGGCCAGCGATTGCCAGCATATTCGTCAACCATCGCTCTCATTTCAACGTCTGGAACCATATCTTCCACGCTTCTGTATAAATCTTCAGGTCTTTTCATTTCCGCTTCCCTTTTACTTTCTTTGCCGCTGCTGCCGCTGTCTTCTTAGCTGTCTTGCCTTTGGCCTGGGCTGGTTTCACAAGGGCCTTCAATTTTGTTTTCAGTTCATCAAGAGCTGCGAGGATTGCTGGAATATCCTGCCCTTTGACTCTTTCGGGACTTTCATCAATCAAGCTGCTGTATCTTGAAATCGTGGATTTAAACCCGTAGATTGCCCATTCTGCGCTTCGCTGCTCCTGCTTATCCTTTTTTTCCTTGATGAATGCCTCGATCTCGCTCATTTCCTCTTCGGTTGGCGGGCACTCCTCGTCAGGCTTGAACGTGTAGTCATAGTTATCAATCGTCCCAATCTTTTTGACTATGGCGTGTCGCTTTTCCTTATCATAGCCGCGATAGGACAGGACGCGAAAATTCCGCTTTCCCTCTAAAAACTGCATGAACTTCCCTCAGCTCTTTGTCTGCAAAGGATTTGCAGACTGTCTAAACTTTCTAAAATACTGTCTTCGGAATGTCAACTTATATCTTCATATTATCGAAGACAGTATTAATTATTTTAAAGACTGTCTTCATAGTTATTGATGACTATATTCTGTATTTTGATGACTGTCTTCAAACTTTCTGGAGACAGTAGAATGACAGTCTCTTTAATTTTGACGACTGTCTTTATATCTTCGATGATAATGATGACTGTCTTCAAATATAACTAATACTGTCTTCAATAAAATGATGACTGTCTTCGTAAATTGTGATGACTTTCGCTTCCTGCGCTATGATGGCTTGAAAAGAAAGGGGGAAGTGATCTAAAAACCCCCTCCCGGTGTATGGTATTGAAGGCCTTGAGACTCAAGGAGCGTCATTATGATGAAAGGCGCATTCTAAAAAATCCAGCAAACTACCCATTTATGATCGCTCGGGCGGGGCTCTGCTGCGCCATGATTGGACGCTAGAGACTCCTAGGCCCCGCCAGAATCTGGGCCCGAAAGTCCTAGCCCCGCAAGAATACTATAACGATACCTGGCCACGTCCTGGGGATTCCGTTGCAGCCCCTGGCGCTCGAAGCCTTCGAGCCCGCGAAAGCCTGCAGAACGGCTGGCGCTTAGAAGTTTTGCGAATGCCGATGGCATGTGATGTTCTCGCCCATCCTCTGCGCGTCTTATCTGCATTTGTAGGTAGCGGTCCATTGTGAGAACGCGATGCAATAGCTTAAGCCTCTTCACGTTGACTCTGGCCGTACTCACCGCATTTATCAGCTCATGCCTCACGTATAGAAATCCCGCGTACTTCTCACAAAGACGCCTGACAGCCAGCACGCTCTTGTCAGTTCTTTGCGATATCTCCTGAAAGGTCAGCCGCTCAGCATCTTCGAGCTTTTCACTTATCAGCCATTTGGCAGGCGGGCGACCGTAGCCGCCCCGGTTGTGCTGTTCGTTCTCCATGTCTGAAAAAGCCCCTCTTCTTAGATAACTTCGTATCTACGAATTTAACCTAAGCAGGCTTTGGAATGCTATCCTAAATCAGAATTTCAGGGGGAATTGCTTGAATAGACGTATGCAGGAAATAGACCCGCTAGCACTCATCCACGCGATGAAAAGTGGAGGACGCAATCAAACCAGAAGCCCAGCGAAGCGTATTTTTGCGGCTCTTGTCCTGATTGTGGCTCTCTTTGCACTCGGATTTCTAGCCTGGAAAATTCAGCGAACATAGCGGCCGCGGATCCACATGCAAAAACCTTTACTGCCAATGGTTTGGAGATTGTTATTTTGGGCGAACACTAGAAGACTGTGGCCCCAAAAAAGGGGCCACAACGTAATTGCAATTCGTTCGGTGGGATAACGAGGGATCAAACTTTTTCCATCGGCTACAAAGCAAAAACACCTTCCTTTATAGCCTTATCGTATGTCACAAACATTAGTGGAAGCTCCCTTGAGCCTGCATTTTCCACTGTGTAATTATAAAATGATTCTGATTCAGGTTTACCTGGGAAGAACATTTGAAAGCTGTCTTCAGACGCTGTAACCGCTGACCCGCTTAACTTCTCTTCACTTCTGGAAAGTGAAATAGCAAGATTAAACTTTTTATCTTTGTCCTTCAACTCAAACCTAGCCGTCAGGTAACTACACCAGGAAGCGCCAGTGCATTTTGGTTTTATTGAGTCAAACTCAGGTGGAAGAACGCTTTCAGACGAAAGCGGAAAAATACATGAAGTGAATTCCACGCTATAGGATGGGGCATAGGTTTCAATGAACCATGAAACAAAAGCCTTTTGAACGTCGCAGCTATCTGCATTGGAATTTAGCTTAAGCGGCTGAAGTCCGTTCAAAGACAGCGGCGCGGGCATAACTTTTTGCTCGGGCACGCTCTCTTTACTGTCTTCAGAACCACAGCCGACAAACAGAGCACAACTTGCTATAATCAAAAGATTTTGTTTCATGGACTAGCCCTTTAAATCAGTACCGAAGCGTCTTGCTTCAGCTTCTTCAGACATTCGTTACCTGCTGATAAATCATTGGCTGCTGTCATGCAACCCAGAAAGTTATCAAAAACGGTGGTGTATTTCTCAGGGACCAAGCCTGGATTTGGCGAAGAGTAGTCAATATTTCCAAGGTCCATCCCCTCCAGAATCAGGATGAAAGCTTCGCCATCATGTATAAGATCTCTTTTCCAGTCTGGAGCGTCCTGGATGGCCACAGCAACCTTTTGTGATCTTGCTTTGGCTCTGCCCGCGTACTCTTCGATGGCGAGCACTGCTAAGGTATATTCCCGCGTCCCTGGCAGTATGAGCGTTGCAAAAGTAATTGGATATTTATCCAGTGCATACTGGAGGTTTGGCGGAAGTCTTTTATACAGAGAAACCCACTCATTCTTGATGTTTTCATAAGCGGCCCCGACATCTTTTCCGAGGTATTCAATGGACTTTGAAGCATCTTCAATGTTGCAAAGTTTGGTCTTTGCAATACATTTCCCATTGAATGGGTTCCGCGCTATACATTCCATCCAACAGCCTGCGAAAGCACTTTGAGACGCAACAAAGCTGGCCAACAGAGCCGACGACATGAGAAATTTCTTCATTTTCAAAACTCCTTTTGAAGTAAATGCAAGCTGCATTGCCTGCATGCTGACATAAGAAAACATACGGACGTAACGATGCTATGCACGCTCATCGAGACTTAGCTTAAATTTGTTATTTGTTTTCTTAACCCTTGATGCTCAGGGGTTTCGAGACTTTTTGCTTAGGTGATTTCTAACGTAATTTTTTCCTGAAAAACCCGCAAGCTCAGACGCTTGCTGTGTTGAAGTATTCTCTTGGTGATGATAATTTTCATCTCCATGGAGATAATGAAAGCAAGGAGGCTATAAGATGGGACCATCAGCAGGCGAAGATTTGCAGGCTCTTGTTAGAGCTTGGGCCAATGAAAACCCTGACATTAGAAACATTAGATTTCTTGAGCGAAAGGCTGGGATTGATTACAACACCGCTTCCCGCGTGTGGTCAGGAAAAAACCCTGAATGCCAGACAGCTCTTGCCGTTCTAAACGTCGTTACAACTAAAGAAAACGGCCTTTCATATCTCAAAAGGCACTTCCCTCACGCTGCCCGATTTCACGAAAGAGAGTTTAGTATCCCGGTTTTCTCTGATCGTGATACCCTACAGCCCTTGTTTGATAAGTCTTTGAGCTTTATTATCCTCGGACTTGCTTATGGTGGCCATGCTGATAAAGGCTACATCCAAAGAATTTATGGCGAGATGGGTTTGCAAGCTGCAAACGAGCTGGTCAACACAGGGAAGTTTTTCTGGGAAGGTGAAAAGCTTATATCTCAAGGGAAAGAAGAATTTTTCACGTTTGAGAGCAGAGAAGACATCGTTAAGGCATGTGGTCATATTCTGGGAATGGCAGCCTCTGGAGGCTACCCTGTAGCCCTTCTTGGGTCTTTGCACGATGACGAGTTGGAACGCTTCAAAAATCTACTTCGGGAATTTTGCTTGGCCGCGAAAGAGCTTGTATATTCATCTAAAGCGGGTGGTAAGAACATCATTGCCTTGTCAACGGTCTATGTCAGTCTGCTCGGCGAAGGAGAAAAATCATGAAAACATGCCTTACACTTTTCGTCCTTGTAATGAGCGGGACTGCGTTTGCGTTTACTGGCGGCGGGTCGGGAGGCACACCACCAGCGCTTCAGGATTATGCGGAAATCATGGACATTCGGACGGATGAATTTAACGCTCTCGCCTTGGATGCTCTGAGTCGCAAGCCTTTGAACCTTGGCGGAAGGCTGTTCAAGCCTCAAAAAATTGATCTTGAAAGCCGCTCGATTCAGTACCAGGCGCTGGCACCAAATGAGCCGCCCCTTCTTATTAAAGAGACAGAATAGAGTCATTATGACTCGTAACGGCCGGGATGACTCCCGGCTTTTTTTTGCCCTATTCATCCCAGATAGAGGTCTTTATGAATGTTCTGGGAAAGCCATGAAAGTCTTGATGCTCAATATGTCTATCACTATAGCACTTCTTTTATTCTCTAAAGATAGGAAGTTGGTTTGATAGGGAGAGGGAGGGTATAACCTGGAGTAAGTGAAGAATGACCCACTGAGAGGGTATGGAGATGCAAAATATGTAGATGGCCACCGCCTGATAATGCGAAGCACCCGCTATTGGTTATTTATAAGCAGACAAAAAGACATGAGATGGCCGAGCTGGGCTGGAAATGAGTTAAGAGAAATTTACCGGGAGTCACTGAAAGCAAAAAAAGCTGCGTCCCGGCCTCTCAGTGTGAGAACCAGGACAAAGCTTTTCCATGCCGAAGGCGTTACCACGCCTCGGCTTTAGAGTTGGATTAGGTTTTGAAGAAAGGCTATTAGATCATTTCAGGGGCTTGATAAAGGCTTCTGAGCCTTACTCCAACAAAGCCCCGGATATTTTTACCGCCTAGATTCTTTTGTATCGACCTCACCCCGAGCCTATCCAAAGCCTTATGAAGGCGTTTCCAGAAGCCCGAGCTGGTCGTTACGTTCGCAAACCCGGCCATACGCTGAAGCTGTTCCATAACTTTATGGGCAGGAAGAAAGCTTTCACTCTCATCAAGCTCAAAAAGGTTTTCCACGACGGCTTCAACCGGGTCCTGGATGCGGTGAGTCTCGTTCCGGCGTTCGCTCTCTTCCCGCATTTCATTCGGCATCCCAGGCGAGAATCCGGCTTTCTCAGCCTCGGACATGGCCCAGCCCCATAAGGTATTAGGGTTGAATTCATTGCGGAACCAGGCATGGTCGAAGCCCCGAACCTTCACAGACAGGAAGCGGCGGTTTCCGGTCGAATCCACAAGATAGGTATGGTCGTTGCTAGTGCCAATGAACGAAGCCAGCGGGTTCATCTCTATTGCTGTTTTATCATAAGGCATGCGCACATTTATAACGGGCTTGGTCAGAAAGGCTTTCAGGTGGTTTGGGTCAACTTCACCCGTCGTACCGCCGATCTCTCCGACCTCCCAAATAAAAGTTGTAGCAAGGCCGATAAGGCAATCCTTGTCTTTTGGATTTATATAGTCTTCCCTGAAATAGCGTCTGGCTATGTTTTTCGCAAGGGATTGGCAGAAAGTTCCCTTGCCTGCGCCTTGAGCCCCAATGAGTGTAAAGACAGGGTTTTGATATGCGGAGTTATAAACCTTGCTGGCAGCGCCTTTAAGCCAGACCTCAAAACATTTCTTGAACCATTCGCGGTCAGATTCATTTTCAAAATCGCAATGATCCAAAACCGCCTCAATAGGTTGAGCTGAATGGCTTTCAGCCCATGACTGATATTCCCTTTTTGAAGCTTCGAGGTAGTCTTTTATAGGGTGATAGGCTTGAAGGCTTTTCGAGTACAAAGCCTGGAGAACTTTTTGAGAACTCTCAAGGTCTTCTCTGTCTTCATCTCCAGCAAGATAACACTCTTTCAAAATGCTGTTCTCGGTCCTTCGGTCAATAAGATCACCGTTGACCTCCAGAGCGTTCAAGACTTCATTCCACCTTAGCTTATAACCTAATTCATTTTCAATAACGTCCAAAATCTCTTTGGCGTTCATCTTTGGGCCTCTCTTTCGTCTCCTGTACCCATTATCTATTTTCTCATCATGCCTAAATCCATAGTGGACAAGGGCTTCTATGAGAGTCGATTCCTTCACGTAGTAATATTTTTTAATGCTCCTTATTGCAGAAGCCAGACTGGAAGCAGAAAAGCTGGACTTTGAAAGAATTTCTTTGAATTCAATAATATCTTCATACAAGTGAAATGAAGACTCATCAGAGGATAGAAGAGCTTTGACCTTTTCAGCTATCTCCACAACACTTTCGCCGATCCTGACAGAAGAGGATTTTGACCTGTTTATATCAATTACATTTGTCGCCTCTTCCTTTGGAAGGCTATCCATGACTGAGTTAAAAGGCTTCGATGTTTCAAGGTAATCAGTCACCGAAACAGAATCTTCACCACTTTCCTCGGCGTCGGCAAGATCCCAGCCGCAAGGAACGCCTTCCGGTGGAGTGACCAGATAGACTTTGGCCTCTGGATGTTTAGCAATGATATTTTTTCCAATCTCAATCATCGCCTTGAATCCGGGCTGCTGGTTCCAAGGCAAAACATTGCCCGACTTGTCTTTGTGGGTGCTGTCAGCGTCGGGCCAGAGATAGATTTTTCTATCCGATAGCATGGAGAAGTCAGCTATCTTCGCTTTCTGACATCCTCCGAGCCATGACAGGCAAGGGATTAAAGGCAATATTCTCTGTGCGGCGTCAGCCGTCTTTTCACCTTCAACAATCAAAACACTTTCAATGTCTCGCCCGGATAGACGTTCAGCGCCATAGATGGGGGCTTTGTCAGGAAATCCTTCAAGAGAGAATTTCCAGCGATTTCCTGAAAAGCTATAGGGCAAGACCTCTTTAAGCCTTTTTCCGTTCTCTTCTCTTTCAAATCTACAGGTATATCCTAGAAGTGTTCCATCCATATCCCTGTAAGCATAGACATGGCGCGGGTTTCCGTGCCTTGGATGCGCGAAGTTTGTGGGTTCAAAACTTGGCTTTGCGATTTTTTGCGGCTGAGAATTGAAGACTCTTGGAGCAGAGCGGGTTTCAGAAAAGCCGTGGCGTTCCATGAGTTGACGGAACGCTTCACCGTTCGTCATTCCATGGACAGCAGCATAGGCAGCGATAATATCAAGCGGCTCACCAGTGGCAAAGTCCCACCCTGAACCGTCTTCATTGAGAAAATAAGACCCAACCGTTCCATCATTTCTGGTCGGATTTAAAGCGGTAAACTTCTGGCCGCGACGCTCAAAACCTGGGAGCCATGCGGCGGCTGAACGCATTAAATCACGCTTAATAACCTCTGCTGCATTCTTTGCTAAATCCATCTCCGAAAAATCCTTTTTTCGTTTGACAAAAAAGGACCGTTCGGCGACACTTATATGTGTGACGCCGGTTTTCCTTTTTCCTTTTTTATCGGCTAGCGATGTTTGCAGTCAGTCAGATTCTTTCCCAAGGTTTGGCGACCCGTGTGGGGAAATAGTCAGAAAGGCTGCAAGGTAAATTTTACCTGCCTCATTCAGAAAAATCAAAAAAATCTTTTCGTTGCACGAACAATGAGCAGGGCCCCAGAGGCCCTTCTGCTCATTTGTGCTTTTGCTCGCTCGCGGATTTATATAAATCTATATAAAGCACCTTGAATGAAACTCCGTAGGACTTAGCCAAAGCTTTCGAGCTTTGAAACATATTTCAAAGCTCTAAATTATCTCTTAGCAATATCCTCTCAACATACTGGGAGGATATTTTTTTTGCAAAAACACATTCAAAACATATTTTGAGGGTACAAAAGATATGCGTTGAATATGGATGAGATAGCTTGATAAGATATCGTTTAGAGATAATTTGCATATTTTAGAAAATGGAGTTTCTAATGTTCAGCCATTCCCAGTCCCTTGATCTTCGCTATGCTATCAATCCCTCATGCGTGGCGAAGCTGCCCGAGTTCTTCAAGCACGACGGCGACCAAATTGGCTTCAATGATAAATATTTTGCCGTAGGAAGCATCTGTCTCGATACAGCGGCGGGCCTCAATTGGGATCGCCCCATAAATGCGATGCCGGATAGCGAAGAATGGCGGGCTCTTTTTTATCACGGGCTGGCTCTACATAATAAAACCGATATGACCGTGGTCACGGGGTTGCCGCATACCTCCCGCATGGCTCTTCAAGCTGCAGGACGGCTGGACTCGATTATTCCCAGAGGCGATATAGAGTTGACCCTGGCTCATGACGGAAAGCTCATGAAGAGGCGCAAGCATATCCTCGCGGCCTATGTACGCTCCGAGTGTGAAGCCCATGCGCTGGCCTTCCGCCGCTACTACGGCGAGCCCTCCCTTGTTATTAGCATTGGCTTCGGAACCGTGGAGCTGGGAGCCTGTGATAAATCCGGGCGGGTCATCGAAGGATCGCTTGATAGCAAGACCTATGGCCTGCATCACTGCGCGAAAGACCTGCGGGATACGCTTGTGGGCCTCCAGTACGAGCGCCCGCAGGTGAAAGACACTCAGTTTAGCTTTTTCGATAAGATCCTTAAAGACGTTTACGGCGATGATCCGCGCTTTTGCCTCAGAAGCCGCAACAGAAAAGGCGTCATCGAACGCGAAGAGCTTTTGCCTTACTGTGACAAAATCCTTGTTAACTACGGTGAGAGGCTTATTGAGCAGCTTGAGAGCTATTTCTATCGTTTTGATGGACAAATGCCCGTCACCCTCACTGGCGGCGGGACTCTATACGATATCCTCATGGATAAGCTCGCCGATTATATCGAATCGCTAAAATATGAGGTCAGGATAGCAGACAAGGAAATGAGTATACTGAGCGCGGCTCTGGGTTACAAAATCATTGCGGAAACGATTGACCCGGAAAATGGTGCAGGCGTTGACGTTGGTAATAGCTCATCTGTAACGATTCTTCCTAACGATGGAGTCCTGAACTAATGGCAAAGAGCGGAAACACCAGGGTCAATCTACTGTATACGCCGCAGGAAGCGGAACCTCAGAAGAAATATCTGAGGGATCTACTGAAGCAAGGCCTTGTTGTAAATGGCGTCCTGAAGCTTAAAGGAAAGCTGCTTGCAGAGTATTTGATTCTGGAAGCCGCGCGAATGCTGGACCCCGACTTTCCCCAGGACTTTGGCAGTAGCGACACCACGGAAGAGGCACCGAAAGAGCCGAAACCCCGTAAGGTCATCGCTCCGAACGGCCAGGCTTCCAAGCCTGGAGCTTCTGCGACAAACGCGGGTCAAAAGCCGCCAAGGCAAAGGATGGCCCCGCCGAGCCAGCAGCAGCTACAGGACGCGAAGGATGCACTTGGGTTAAAATAGGAGCCAAAGGAGGCTTCTAAATGAAACCAAATGACCTGATTATCAAAGTTATGAGAACGGCGGACACCAAAGCCAAGGGCTCGACTATCACAGCCACCGATACAAAGCGCGTGATTGTCGAAACCTTCCGCCACCTCTCAAAGCTCGATACCGTTGAATATGCGGAAACGATTGCGAGGCTGACGGCCATGGGAGAAAAGGCGGAAGCCAGAGCCAAGACCGCCAGGAAGAAAGCCAAGTAAAAAAAAGCCAGGGTTCAAACCCTGGCTTTTCTTTTATGAGAGGCGCTTAATGTCTCTCACTGTCTTTGTCAGCTCACCCGAGTCAATGGACTCTTCGAGTACACGGCCAGCCTCTTCGGCCCTGACGGCCAAAGCTTGCGCGGCTTTCTGGTCCCTTGCTTCCTCGGCCTTTTCCTCTATTCTCTTGATCTCGCGCGAAAGCTCGGCGCGTGCAGAGTTCAAAAGCTTCCGGTCATTTTCAGGCATGGAAAGCTCTTTTTGCTTTCTTCGTACTTCTTTCTTATCAAGGCGTCCAGAGTTCTTTAAAATTACTTTCTGCTCCTGGCCGGTGGTTTCATCCACGGCTTTAACTTCGAGAACGCCGTCAGCGTTGATGGTGTAGGTTACGAGGATTTGCGGCACGCCTGCGGGCCTCGGCTCGATACCTGTAACAAGGATTTCTCCAAGAAGGTTATTTTCAGAGGCTTTGCGGCTCTCGCCCTGAAAAATCCTCAGCTCGGCTTCTTCCTGATTGTCAACAGTGGTTGAAAATGTTCCAGTCTTGGTCACTGGAACGGCGCTGGATTTTTCTATAATAACAGACATGACATCGCCAATCTCTTGAAGGCCAAGAGATAGAGAGGTTACATCAATAAACTCTGCATCAATTTCGCCTTTGAGAATGCCGGCGTGAAGCGCCGCGCCTGCGGCAACGAGTGTATCAACGCCCTCCCCTTCCAAAGGCTTCTGGCCGTGGAATGCACGGATTTTCTCTTTCACAAGAGGAATCCGCGTGGAGCCTCCGACCAAAAGAATATGGTTAAGATCGGACGCTTTCATTTGAGCTTCCTGGAGAGCCTTCTTCATGTCCGCAATTGTGGAGTCAATCATGCTCTCTATAAGGCTTTCAAACTCTTTTCGGGTGACGCTTTGCTCAAGGTTCACGGGGCCAGAAGGACCCTGCATAAGGAAAGGCACGAGAATGGTGGCGCTCTCCTTCCTCGAAAGCTCGATCTTTGCCTTGACTACAGCTTCCTTGACTCGGGCCATGGCCTCGCGGTTTTCGGCAATATTGAAGCCTGTTTCAGCCGAAAAGCGGCTTAAAACTTTCGTCATCAATGCTTCGTCAAAGTTGTCACCGCCCAGGAATGGATTGCCGCCCGTGGTGATAACCTCAAAGGAATTGTCTTTTATCTTCAAAATTGAAAAATCGTATGTTCCGCCGCCAAGGTCATACACGCCAATGGTTTGCTCATCTTCGATGTCCTGACCATAGGCAAGCGCTGCGGCGGTGGGTTCGTTTATCAATGCTTCGACATTCAGGCCGGCAATGCGTGCGGCGTCTATGGTCGCTTGTCTCTGGCGATCATTAAAATAGGCTGGAACGGTAATAACTGCGCTGGTTACGCCCTTTCCAAGGTAGGCTTCTGCGATTTCCTTAAGCCTCTTTAAAACTTCAGCTCCGATCTCTTCAGGCGTTTTGATTGTCCCGTCGATCTCGAAAGCGGCTTCCTTGTTATATCCTGGGCGAACGATAAACGGCACGGTCCAGGTGGTTCCAAGCTTTTTCACTGCTTCAAAATCCCGGCCTATGAATCGCTTGGCGCTGAATATCGTCTTCGCTGGATTGAGAGCCAATTGTCTTAAGGCCATCTCCCCGACCAAAACAGAACCATCCTTTGCATAGGCAACCACGGAAGGCAGAGTGAAAGGGCCTTCAGGGGTTTCGAGAATCTTTGGCTTTCCGTCTTCGAGCACGGCAACCACTGAGTTTGTAGTACCCAGATCAATCCCGATGGTTTCAGAACTACTCAGCAAATTTTTAATAAACGAAAGCATTTTCATCAGCTCCGAGCAAGGGAAGAGAAAGAGCAAGGGGATTGCCCATGGTTTCCTGTGCATGATTCAAGCCAGCAGGATTTGATAGAAAAAACAGAAACTTACCTTTTGTAAGAGCGTCCAGGGCCGCCACTGCGGCTGTCTGCTAGACAGTATTAATAACTCGTTGTAATATTTGAATTAAATTGATACAGAGTCACCATAAGTTGACTCTACTGCCAATTCAGGTTATTTTCAGGTTCAAGATATTGGCATTTTTGCCGATAAGCTTGAACGATAAACCTGGGGTTTTTTATGACGGCTGTATTCCAAACAAATGACCCATTTGTAAATGACAGCGGCGCACCTGATCTTGCAGAATACAAAAAACTGTTTGGCTTTAGAAATATCGCCAAGGAGCTTGGGAAAATCATAGGCGAGGAAACAGAGTCAAACATAAGGCAGGAGCGGGCTCTATACCTTTTGAATAATCCAAAGTTTCTCGATATCAAAACCATTGCATCCATTCTCTATACTCAATACAAGGATGTAGAGAAATGTAGAAAATGGTTAATCTCGGGCCGCGCTGAATGGTTCGGGCAAAGCCCACTCGATCTTATAAAGGTTGGCAGGACTGACTTTGTAGCTGATTATCTGAAACAGGCAACCCACCCGCTCGGGATGACATTCGGGGGATAATTTGAATCAGCAGGAGATAAAGGACTATCTCGAATTTGTTGAAAGCCTCGGTGCTCTTAAAGTCGATGGTGACAAGCTCAAGGATTATCAGGACACGCAAAAGTCCCTGCAGCAAGCCATACAGTCTTTCTATGATGAAGCGTCTTCAAAGATTAAGAAAAGCGATGCAAAAAAACTCTCCCGAAAGGTGGAAGGTTTTTTTGTCAAAAGCATGTATCTTCCCTATGCTCTTGACCCATTGAGCCCAGCAGGGTCAAAGTATAGGGACGGTCGCTTTCATCGCAAGTCGATCGCTGAGACTGTGAAAAAATTTGAGTGCTTTTATCTCGGCGCAAATGAGCATGTTGTTAGCGCGGAATGTCTGATTAACCCGTTTGAAGTCAAAAGCCCAAGGGTCAATGTCTGGGTAGAGGTTTCCCTAATCAATGTTTTTGATTGCACTGACCTTGTGCGGAAGTTTCCTTTCCTCGATATCGTGAGCCGTGAGCCATGGGAAGGCATTGCAACTTTCACAACGCCCTTCACACAGCTTTTTGGTCAGTTTCTGGCTTCTCAGGATTATTCGGCGATTCAGTATCAATCCGCACGTATGCCGGATTCTCAAGCTAAAAATCTCTGCGTCTTTCCCGCAAATATATCAAAAGGCGAGTCCATCCTGGTCATGGACCCTAACAAGACTTACGATGAATTGAAAGACGTTGACAGGGACAAGCTTAAAATCCAGCCCTAGAGTTAGGAAAGCCAGAACTTCCTAAGATAATCCTGCGCAAGAGCAACCTGGGCCTTGGTCGCAGGATAATGCTGGTCTATCTTTTGGATGGCTTTTAAATCATCCAGCTCGATCTTTTCTTTAAAGGTGGTCCCGACGCAGCGAAAGCGCTCACCAAGAAGCCTTGCTGACTGATATTGCATCGTGGAATACTGCTCTGTTGCTAGGCTGATTGCATCCTGCACCCAGCCGATAACCCCACGCTCTGCCCATCCCAAAGCATTTTCTGGATAGTAGCCCGTTGCCACATGAAGGCATTGAACGTCTTTAAGATCGGCGGAAAGGCCTACGCTGTCTATGGCTGCACATATGGCCGCTACGGCGGGATGGTTGCAAAAAATGCCTCCGTCAACGTAGTGCCTTAGCCCGAGCATTTTAAATAGGATCTTGTGCGAGGGGAAATAGGTTGGAGCCGCTGCAGAGGCCAAAAGAACGTCAACAACTGGAATATCAAGGTCTGTCGAGTTCCCTTTGAAATTGTCGAAGAACTTGGCTTGATATGGTCGGCCATCGCCGCCCAGATCCATGGCTGGGATGAGGACATTTTTTGGAAGGTCGCCTAGACGCGCATCTCCAAAATATTCAGTCAAAACCTCCCGCAGGCCGTCCGCGTTGTAGCGGCTTGAATAAAGGCCAAAGACGGACAGGACTTTTTGCTGAAGGTTCCTCTTAAAGATCCTGCCGGCGTTCTTTCGGTAAAGCTCTGCGACTTCAGAAACGGCTTTTGCACGCCCCGAGGCGAGGAAAGCGGCTATGATGGCTCCGGTCGAAGTCCCGGCGAAAAGGTCAACCTTGTGAAGAAAAGGAGAAGCTTTCTCCAAATCTTCGAGGATAAGGGCTGAGAAGTAGCCGCGTATCCCGCCACCACTAAGGCTTAGAATGTTCACCTTTCGCCTGAGCCTGACTATGTGAGCATCCGGCATTCCCTAGCCCGCCTTTTCAATTTGCGTCTTGTCGAAAAGTTCCGAAACCCGGTTTTTCCTCCGAGCCGTGCCCATGGCTGATTTTATCTTGAACCTTTCTTCAGCCTCCCGGCTGGCGAACCAGGTTTTTTCCTCCCGCGCATCGGGGTCATAGTATCCGACATATCCCCCGGCAACGGCGGAAAAACTCTTAAGCTCAGGCGTTTCCAGGAAATCATTGTAGCAATCAAGCTCGGAAAACGGGGTAAAATAGTGCGGAAGAACAAAATTTGAAACTTCAATTCGGCCCTTCTTGTACGTCATGGACTGCACGGGGTCGCAGGCCTCCAGCCAGTAAATAAGAGTTCTTCGGCTAATGCCTGTGTTTGATATTGCAAAGTAATTGACATCAGGATTAAGCGCCATCTCCAGCACCTCATGGGATAGGGTCACGGTCCAGTTTTCGCCCATGGCCTTGGCAACTTCCACAAACACGTAGCCAAGGCTAAAGCCTGTTTTGATATCTGAATCATGATAGCCAAGCGTCCCCTCATCCCGCGCGTCGGGTTTGTCCCTGATATAGATAACTCCCTGCAAACCTGCGCGGGCCTTCTCAAAGCCTTTTTTCGTATAGTAGCGGCACGAGGCTTTGATGGACCATGCGGGGCAAAAGTCTTCTTTGAGCTGTAGGTTAATCCCCTTCACAGCCGCTTCGATTCTTTCATGTTTAAGCTTCGATTCGTTAATGATTGCGATTTTCATTCGCTTGCCCCCTTGGTTGGTTTATTTGAAATATGTTCGCTGAAAATAAAAATCCATGTAAGCCTTGGCAAGACTGCTATACACGCCTTTTTAGAGCTCTCACGGCCGCTGCCTTTGTACGCCGAGATTTGAGGGGCTTTCTCGAAGGGTCAAACGGCTGATAAACAATCTTTTTGCTAGCGCCCACGCGGGAGCGTGAGAGGTACTGAAGCCGTGGCTTTACTATCGAAACATGAAGAACATTCTGGTCATATTCCACAATACACTGGTCAACGGGAAGCTTCAGCTCAAAGACCTTCCTTGCCAGCTCTTCAATGGATACGCCCTTGACGGAAATGTCTGCGGCCTCTCCGCGCTCGTGCTGGCTTCCAGGAACGCCGCCAGCCAGAAGATTGACCTCCTTGCTGCGATAGCCTGAGCTGACAGTTATGACCTTTCCAAGCGCAGTCCTAAGCGGCTGAAGCACCGCCTCACAGAGATAACGAAGGTTTTCCAAGGCCTCAGCCGTTGGGACGTTTGGGAGCTTTTTGCGCCTTGCTATGTCTGACCGTGTGAATTCGGAAAGCCAGAAATTTTCGCTAAGTTGAACATCACCTTTCATGGGCTCTGGTTCTCCTTTTTAAGGCTATCAATCTCTTTTCTAAGGTCTATGGTCGTTGTGTAGCCGCCCCTGCGGGAAAGCTTGTGTTCGGCCCGCGAAACGATCCAGACGCCATCAAGATCCTTTTTGAATCCTGATAGCTTCACTTTGACTTCAACAACAAGCCGGGGATCACCTTTAAGCTCAAGCATAAGCTGGCTTGCAAAGGATTGGGCCTTTCCGATTTTTGACCTTGCCGCAATCTCGGCTTCTTCGATGCTTTTGAAAGTTTCCGTAAATCTGTAGGTAGGCTCTCCCACGCCGATGGTCCGCTTTTGAAGCTCGCCGGTTTCAAGATTTTTTACGAGAACTTCGGCTGATCCGTAAGCGCCGCGTTTGACCTTCTGAAAGCGCCTCCGCTTGACATCGACCCTGCCTATGTCGATCGTTGGTGAACTTTTTCCGCTGGCTGATACCCCGCTACCCTCGCGGCTTACAAGAAGCTTTCCGTCATTGACCTTAAGTGAACCGCCATAAGAGTCAGAGACGCGGCGGGCAAAGTGAAGGTCAGATTCCAGGCATTGGTGGTTGGCTTTTTCAGCCTGCTCAAGCTTTATCGAGTCGAAAAACTTGTCAATCCTGGCTTCCAGACTGTTTTCCCTG